TGATACATTTCCTCGGTGATACCGCTTTCCAGTACGCCAATATCAAGCCGAAAGGTGCCGGGCGGGTCATTGGTCTCCCACCATTCATTGACGTTAATCACATAGCCCAGCGGCTCAACCACGCGACGCACGGCGCTAATGGTGCCTTTACGACTGTGGATGTAATACGCCGCCGCAATCACCTCGCGCTTGGTTTCTTCCGGCCATGTCGCGTCCCAGCGGTCAACCGAAAACGCCCACGCCAGATAGGGCAACAGGTTGACGGGGCAGGTTTTCGGGTTCCATAGCTGGCGCAGGGGTATCGGGGTTCGTTCTATCTCAGCACAGGCAATCGCGGCGGCCACCTCCAGCGGCGAGGAGCCAACCGGTAACGGGCGGTTATCACTCATCCGCGCCCCCAATGGTGATCGCATAATCAGAGCAATAGGACGCCTGAGTCTCATCGAGCACGATATCGGCTACCGGCTGCGCCAGCTCAACGCGCTGCACACCTTCAACATGGAGCGCGGCATAAATGGCCGATTTGCGAATATCACGCCCAAGGCGGTGCTGAGCGGTGATGTAGGCTTTTAGCTTAGCCTCAGCGGCTTCGCGTACTGGCTCGACTTCCGGCCCCGGATAGAGATAGAGCTCGGCCTCAATCTGATACGGCACAATTTTGGCGCTTTGCTCCGTGACACGGTCGGCAACGGGGCGCACGTCCTCGGCGTTGAGCACTAAATCGACTTTCTGGATCAACTCATCGCTGGCCGCGCCGTTCCCCTCACGCGAAAGCACCGAGACGGTGACGCACGCCGGTGACGGACTGATGACCGACACGTCGGCGACTCGACCGTCGGCACTGCGGCCATGGAATTGATACGCGCCCACGGAACCGGCCACGCTTAACCCCTCAAAGGCTTGCTGAATACGTACCCGAAAATCGTTGTCGGATTCCAGCACAGCGGCCAGAGGGGGAATGACGGTGGTGTCGGCGGGTGTGATGACCAGACGCTCAACGTTATAGTTCACGCCAAGGTTATCCAGATCGCCGCCGGTGGCATAAGCCAGCATGTTCGCTCGGGCGGCTTCGTTTACCCGTTGACGCCACATCACCTCGCGGTAGGCGCTTTCTTCGAGCAATTTGGTTAAGGGTTCGGATTCAAGCTGTAAGGTACGCGCCACCGCTTCACGCTGGCTCTCGTCACACAGCGACAACAGCGTCGCCTTGCGCTCGGCTAAAATGCTTTCGTAGTCCAGCACCTCAACCACATCGGGCGCGGGGAGCTGGCTCAGGTCAATGGTTGCCATGGATTAACTCACAGGTACGTTAAGAGAGAAGGTGCCGCCGGTGTCGGTCTGTTGGCCGGTGATATCGACAAACATTTCGCCGTTAAACCGGTTATCGAACGTGATGGCCGTAAGCCTGACGCGGGGCTCCCATTTCAAAATCGCCATGTAACAGGCGGCCATGATTTGCAGGTTGAGCGCGGCGTTTTGCGGCTGGTCAATCAGCGCTGACAAGAGCGAGCCATACTCACGACGCATCACCCGCGTGCCGATTGGCGTGATAAGAATATCGCGCACGCTTTGGCGAATATGCGCGAGGTCATCGAGCTGCTGGCCGTGGTCTCGGCTCATGCCGGAATAGCGCGCCGTCATTTCGTTCCCTCCGTCCAAGAGTTACCGCGCTCTACGCCGCTATGGTTATGATCGTCAATCTGCACGCCGTTCGAGGTGAATTTGCCAGTGTGTTCGATTGTGCCTCTCATCGTGCCGCCTTTTTGCACCTCGATTGAGCCGGTGGTCAGCTTGTTGGTGCAAATCACTTCGGGGGTATCGAGGGTGATTTTTTGGCTGGCGGTCACGGTGACGGATGGGCAGGTCACCACTACCGACGCCGAGGCGGTCACATCAGCGCTTTTAATACCGTTCACGGTGAGTTTGCCGGTATCAGGCTCGTACTCGATGACCGCGCCGTCAGGAAACTCGACGCGCCAACCATCGGCAGACGCCGACGGAGCGGGGAATTCATCGCAGTAAATGCCGGTCAGGACAAAGGCGGTATCGAGTTCGCCGCCAACGGCCAGCAATAAGACCTGTTCCCCCACCGACGGAGCCCACCAGTCACGCGAACGGCCAGCGCGGCGCGCTAGCCAGTTAATCCAACCGGTTTGCAATTCGCCAGTTTGGACGCGACACAGGGCTCCATCGGTATCGACTTCGGATACGACGCCGGTGCGGATAAGGTTGCGCAGTAGGCGCGAGATTTCGGATAGTTGGGATTGTGTGCTCATGGGGAAAGGATGCCGCCGAGGGGATTCGGCGGCAATGTGAGGGCGTAGGGTGAAGGAGCAAACAACAAGTATGGAAATCGTTTTTCTATTCTAACTGACGGTTATGATTGTGAGGTTTTCTAGCATACAGCCACTTCTGCCAATCATATTTTATAGTAAGTCAATACATCTTCTTACTTGAAACTTCCCATCGTCCCTCAATCTTATTTCGGCTATGAATTCCAATCCTTCTTTTAAATGATCATAAAAATTTGCAGGGAAAGCGGTCTTGTGAAAAAAAACCTCATTCGATGATTGACCTATTTGTGCAAAACCGAATCCACGCTTAGAATTAAAGTTTTTAACTATGCATTTCTCTGTCTGAAAGTCATTTTTTCCCTCAACAAAACCGTATATAGAACTTATTACTATCCCTTTATTTCCCTGTTCTAAACTGCAATAAACAATATCCGAGTCATACATGTTTTTCATTTCATTTGACTTTAAATTAGATAGTTTAAAGTATACATCTTGCTCAATTTCTTTGATTGATATAAAACCAAAATCTTTTTCAGGATCATATCGCTCTATTTTTCCGACTAATCTTTCACCAAGGAAACTGATAATATTATCTGGGACGACTCCATTGGCCCCATTCCTGTCTACACTAAATGATTTTATATCTCTGATTAATTCAGCTTGACATTCAAATTGTTCTTCCCCATGGCTTGATGTAATAAACTTACTATCTTCACGTAGGAGGTATTCTGAAAATTTTTTCCTTACATAAGCTGTCATTTCACTAAAGGACATATTAGATTTAGATTTATAATGTGATCTAATAGAGGCAACGACCTCAGGATCGCTAATGCCAGTGGTGATTGCCATTTGATAAAAATAGACACTGTTTTTTGTTGATAAATCATAATGAGCTAAGCCTTTATAGCTAATTGCTAGTTTTTGATTATCATTTACCACGCTAGCAGATGGATCATAAGGCTCAACTAATCTGAGTGACACTAATTCCGTCAGACATCTTTGTATATCCACTGAATCAACGCTTAAAGCCTCAAAGTACTGCACTAGTGACTGTACAGTACAATGCCTTTCTTCAACATCTCGACCTGTCAATTTAGTAACTTTCAAAAAAGCGAGAATTCTAAGGATTAATAATGGAGAATGTATTTTTGAAGAATTCACCTTGAAGGTTGAAATTACTCCAAAGTCATCTCCAGTGCTAACTCTATAAGCTTCATAGTCGCCACGAATGAGTGCATCAATAAACTTTGAATAGTTAATTGGTTCAGTGGTCAAATAAGTTGTAATTAAATCTTCAATTCGCATAACAGGTGAAGTTATTATTCTTTTTGAAAGATTCATTATAGAACGAATATTATAGTTTGTAAGCTCACCTAATGTCTTGGCAGTAAAACTATTTTCGACAAAAACATCATCTAAAACTTGAGCAAATTTCTTTACATCCTTTAACTCAATTCTTATCCCTTTGCTTGTTAAGTATTCTCTCTTTTCGACAACATCTGCGGTTACAAGTTTCTTATTTAAGTAATCAATTCTTTTTCTGAAAACTTCTCTTGGAGATGGTGTTGGTAAAAAGAAAGACCTAGACTGATGAATAGTGAAAATATCCGTTTTAGAAAAACTCCATGCTGATTTATCAGTAACAGGGAACATTAGCATACAATATTTCACTTGACGTCTATAAGCATTGCAAAGCTGAAAAATCCCCACTTTAAAATCTAAAGAAAACTCATCGGTATTATCTACAACAATTATTGGTAATTTGTTCCTATTATGAACTGCAAAATGCAGCAAACTTGTGAGATATCCTTCTCTATTAGTTCTAACTTCAGCCTCTAAAAATTCAGAGAATTTAACATCAAAAGCTGGTCTGTCATTTTCATATATTTTCTTTAAATAACCAGACGACATCCTTTTGTAATGACTAAAATACATGCCTTGGAGTTCACTATATTCTGGATATCCCTCATCAAATAAATCGCATTCTAATAATGAGATCAATTTTTCTGATACCCAGCTAGTTGTTGTATTACCATCGCCAGTTGCATCAAGACAATTTATATTTAATGTCAAACAACTTTCTCTAGTCCCTGTTGGTAATATTTTTGAGAAAAACCTATTGATATAAGTTGTTTTTCCAGAACCAGTTGGGCCAACAATAAATACTGACATGTCTGAATCTGCTGGAAGTTTAGCTTGGACATTTCCCTGAATTAATTCGCTAAGTTCTAATCCTACTTTATTTTTCTCTTTTGGTAAGTTATTTAAAATACTTGTTGTTATTTTTTCTAAAGAGTAGTCGGCGATTCGACTCTCATTCGATTCAACAAAACACTCATTCATTATCTCAGAGTTTTCATCGCCTATAAGTTGAGTGAAAAAATTATTAAATATCTTCTCGAGATCGTTCGCTATAGGCGATTTTTTAAGTATATTTATTTCATCAGCTTCAAGAGGTGCTTTGAGCGGAATGGTCAAGTTCTGACGACTATTATGAATTTTATCAAACATGACATTGTATGTTTTTTCTGAAAAAAACTCATACGCTAGTAATTCATAAAAGATACTAAATGAATTTTCAACAGCCTCTAGCGAAGGGAAAACGAAAGCTTCTTTATCTTTATACTTCGCCCCATGAACCCAAGTTTTAAATATTATCCACTTAATACCGTCGGTTACAATCGAGAGAGGTATTCCTTCTTCACTTGCGTATAGAAAAGCTTGCTGAATTCCGGGCAATGATTGTTTTAGAGAAGATCCAGATAGCTTGAGAGTCCTATATTTATCTAATATTGAAGATTCAATGCCAAGTATACCAATTCTTTTAGCCTCAACGACTAATGCTGACTCTTCTCCAATCTTCATAACATAATCAGAAAAACCACTATCATGTTTATTTTCACATTTAAATTGTGTAAAAGACCAGCCTAAACATTCAGTGAATATTCTGTTTATGATCTGAACCTTGGCATCTTCCTCACTTTCTATGGTTGCTAGATTTCCACGAATGTCTGATAGCAAAGATTTTAACTTTTGCTCCGCGAAATTTATATTATCCATAATCTCTCCGCATTGTTATGGTAAATACTTCCCATAAAAAATGGCTAATTCAGAACAATTATTTGAATATAGCCGCTATAAAGGCAATCGCTGGAAAATCTAGCTGATCGCATTAGTTTTCTAATACTATATGATTTTCCTATTATTTTCTATTGGTGGAGGGGGACAAAACTATCAACCAATTGATCTGCATTGAATTAATGTCAATTTTTGGTTGAAAATTAAATAACTATAAGTTCCAATCACCGGTCACTATAGGATAACTAATTGCCTAGGATATTCTATGCTCTTGGGGATGGTGTATGGCATTACATTATTTCTTCGCAAACTGTCATATGTAACTTGCTCATCTTGAGGTTTAACTTTGAAATTAGGATTTGCCCTGTCATTCACCGAGAAATGCAGTCACCATCTCTTCCACAAGGCGTTTATCTTCTGCGCTAAACCCCAACAACGGGCGCGCATCGTATTTCACCTCACGACTAAAGCGGTTCGGCTTGTCGCTTAATCCCTCCTGATGTATCCGCACCATGCGCTGAACACGTCCAACAAACTCCACCACCGCGGCATCGCTTGAGCCTTGCGCTTTCATAAATCGATTGGTGCGCAGTTTGGCGAACATCTGGCGCTTTACGCGGCCTCGTTTACTGCTGGCCGGTTGCGGTTTTCGGCGGGCGTAGGGCGTGCCGTCAGGCGCTTTTTGTTGCTTAATGTGCTGTTGCTGACTGGTGCGTAAGCGCTTCGCCACTTCGACCGCAATTTTGCGACGCTGCACCGGTGTCAGATTGCCAATCAGCCCTGCGAGCCGTTCCTCAAACTGTTTGAGCTCACTCATCCCACTGACTCACTAGCTCGCCATTGATATAGAGCGCCATGGGGCGCTCAACCGGCTGCGGGATTGGGGGCTCGTTGAGGTGCTTCACATGCAGCGCCTTATCCACCTGTTTGACGATAACGCGCTCAGAAAGGCGCAGGCTAAAACTTATATCGATGCTGTCGTGATTATTCAGGTCAGCAAAGTAAGTAAAGCCATTCCGCTTGTCCTCGTCGGTAGTCATGATATCTGGCTGGTTTTCGCGGAGCCATGCGTTAATCGGCACGATAAGCACATCCAGATCGCCAGAATAATCGGTCACAATCACATTGAGCGTATAGATATTTTCATGCGACAACGACACGGCCAGCGTGCTCGCAATCGTCCCGTTATCCACAAACAGGCGCAGCATATCGGGATTTTTACGCAGCACCGGCGCGGCTTTTTCAAGCGCTTCGCGTAGGCTTTTAGGCTTTAACATCGTGTGACTCCTGACACTGTTTCACGGTTTCCACCTGTAGCGCACAGGTCACCAGTGCGCTCTCTAATTGGCGGTTGTCTTCACTCAGATCGCCGTTAGTTTTCGGCAGGCTTGCCGGTATCGGACAACTTGCCACCTTCGGACAACCAACGTAGATAAGCGTCGGGGGTGTCAAAGGCGGGGCGGGTGTGCAGCCTTGCAATGTCATCAGGCAAAGCAGACTGATACCAATCACGCAGCGCTTTATTTTCATTGAGTAACCTCGTTATTTTCTGGTCTTTGCCGTTGGCGAGCTGCTGTGCGTGGCCGAGCCGCTGGCGCAATACCACCTGAGCGCGTTCGCTGCGGTTAGCGTTATCGCGCACCACGTTGAGTTGATTGTTTAATGTGGCAAGGTCATTTTTTTGGATACCAATCACGCGGGTCGCGTTACTGAGACGACGCTCTAGCTCGCCATTCTCGTGCTTCAGCCACCACAGACTGACAGTGACCATCACTATTAAAAAAATAATCAGCGTTTTCATTGATCAATCTCGCCCTCAGCCGCGCGATAGACCTCGACCAGCTTGCCGAGTCGGTGCTCTCGCTGGCCGTAACCGGCACCCGGCAGGGATGCCCAAATATTGCGGCACTTGTCGATCGCTTGCTCAATATCACCGCGCTCGATATCGTCGAGGCTTCGCTGCTCGGTCAGCAATTGCACCGCGAGGCGGTCTTGTGACGACGGGCTAAAGTCAGGCAGTGAAAGCAACGCTTTATAGTGCGGCCAGTAGCGATAAAGCTGCTGATAACGCCCCGAGGCGGTCGAGCGCTCCCCGCGCCGGTTGAAGGTTTTCGCGGGACGACCGTGCGCAAACGGGTGATCGCTGTAGTCGGTGAAAATCTCCGGCTTGCCATCGATACCGGTGACCACCACGTCATAGCCCTGATTACGGGTGAGTGGATGGGTCGCCGTTCCCTCAGAAAACGCCAGCATATCGAGAAATGCGGCAACGTTTGGATGGACTTTAATCACGGCCATTATTTGTCCCCTTTGTCGGTTTTGTTTTCTTTGTTCAGGCGGCGCTGGATAAAAATTTCCACCACCTGATAACCCGCAATCCCCAACGCGGCACCGATGCCGTTCACGGCAGCACCCGATAAATCAGGGAATTGCACCAGCGCCACACCGGCCACCATGGAAACAAAGCCGCCGAGCAACATACGGCCTATAAACAGCCGAGGCGTGATGGGTTCACCACCGGCGAGCACTTTGCCCACTACAATCAGCATCCCGATGAGGAATAGCGTCACCACGCTCTTATCGGTTTCGTTCATGAATTAATCCCATAGGTTGAGAGTCTCCGACGCGGTCGAGGACTCAACGACCGGCAACTCGACAGCGGTGCCATGCGGTAACACCGCACC